ATCCTAAAACTTTCCACCTTCTGTGCGTTCTTACTGAAGCAATGGAAGAGTTTGCGGACAGTGAAATTGGTATTGTGAAATCAAGTCAATCCATGCACTATGAAGAAGTACTGACCCCAGTACTGTTTGTAGTCAAGATTGGCCCTGATGCCTATAAAGATACTGCCCGGTTCCCCAGTGGGCCGTCGTGCAAGGAAGGTGACTTTGTCATCGTCCGCCCCAATTCAGGCACCCGTCTGAAGATTCATGGCCGAGAGTTCCGCATCATCAACGATGACAGCGTGGAAGCGGTTGTGGAAGATCCGCGCGGCATCACCCGCGCAGCATAAGGAGTAACACATGGCAACAGAATTTGACTTTCCCGATCCCGACAAAGACGACATCAAAGACGAAAAGTTTGAGATTGAGATCGAAGACGATACACCGCCGGAAGACCGTGGCCGCAAGCCCATGAAAGAACCGGTGGAAGACCCAACCGAAGACGAGTTGGCCACCTATGACGAAAAGGTTCAGGCGCGGATGAAGAAGTTCACCCGTGGCTATCACGACGAGCGGCGCGCAAAAGAAGCTGCGTTGCGTGAGCGCGAAGCTGCTGAAACCTACGCACGACAGATCATCGAAGAAAACAAAAAGCTTCAACAACAGCTTTCTAGCGGAAGTAAAGTATTCATTGAGCAATCGCAATCCAGCCGCAATTGAGCTTGAAGCCGCCAAGAAAAAGTACAAGGAAGCCTATGAAGCAGGCGATGTAGATGCGCTAACAGATGCCCAAACAGAAATTGCTGAAGCTACGTTAAAGCTCGACAAGACCCGTGGTATGAGGCCGATCGAAGTAGAAGAAAAAGAATACACGCCCGCGCAACCTGACCAACCTAAACTTACTCCTCGCACTCAAAAGTGGATTGATCGCAACAGCGATTGGTGGGGTAAGGATGACGAAATGACAATGGCCGCTATGGGTATTGACAGGAAGTTACAGAAAGAGTATGGTGCGGACTATGTAGGTACTGAAGAGTACTTCAAAACCATCGACAAAACGATGCGCAAACGATTTCCTGAGCACTTTGAAAGTGAACAGAGCTACGAGGAAGACGAACCGCCTCCCAAGAAAAGAACGTCAGAACCGGTTGACGAGGATGATGATGACACCCCGCGCCGTGCAACACGAATTACTTCGCCTGTAGCTCCCGCTACACGGAGTACACCACCTAGTCGTATTCGACTCAAAGCATCAGAAGCCGCGCAAGCGCGTCGTCTTGGGGTGCCAATTGAAGAATATGCGAGACAGGTTGCTTTACTTAGAAAAGGTGCTTAAAAATGGAAAACGCAGAAACAAAAAAGCCGCAGATTCGTTTAGATCGCGCATTGGATAGTCGGACTGCCACCTATAGACCAACGTCTTGGAAGGCCCCCGAAGCCCTACCTATGCCTGATGACCGTCCCGGTTGGAAACACCGTTATATCCGTTTGAGTACCTTGGGAACTGCTGATCCCAGCAATATTTCCTCTAAGTTACGTGAAGGATACGAACCCGTAAAAGCGGAAGATTATCCTGAACTCATGATGCACGCTGCCACTGAAGGCCGCTTTAAAGGCGGTATTGAGATTGGTGGGCTGTTGTTATGCCGTATCCCGGCTGAATTCATGGATCAACGTGCAAAGCACTTTGAGAACTTGAACAAGTCACAAATGGATTCGGTAGACAACAATTTCCTTCGTGAAAGGGACAGTCGTTCGAATATGGCGTTATTCGCTGATAAGAAGACGAATGTAACTTTCGGTTCTGGTTCTTAAATTCAGGAGTCCTTAAATGGCATATCCAACGATCGACAAGCCTTACGGCTTGAAACCGATCAATCTGTACGGCGGTACACCCTTCGCAGGTGCAACTCGTCAGTACCGGATTGCTTCGGCATACAACACCTCGATTTTTTACGGTGATGTGGTTGAGATGATTAACGATGGCACGATTATCAAATCTGCTATCACTTCAGCTCGCGCAACTGTGACAACTTCGCAGGTCATTGGTGTTTTCTTGGGTTGTTCTTACGTTAATTCGCAAGGCCAAACCATTTTTGCCCAATACTTCCCAGCAAACACTGCCGCCCCGACAGGTACAGTTATTACCGCTTACGTGTGTAATGACCCTGATACCCTGTTCAAAGTGGTTATTGCCGCTGGTACAACCGCTGATGGCGCGTCTTCTGGACTGTTGCCCTCTTCGACCACTCAGTACACCGTTATCGGTACGAATGTGGAATTGGTTCAGAACTCTGGTGTTACAGCGACTGGCGATAGCCGCGTAGCTGTTGCAGCATCTGCAACCACAGGAACACTGCCCATGAACGTCGTTGACGTTGTGCCTGAGACATCTTATGTCAATGGTTCTGGCAACGTCGTGTACCCCGAGCTCATCGTTCGTTGGAACTTTGAGATTCATACAACCACTATCGCTTCTGGCGTTTAAACAAGGAGCTAAATCATGGCTATTTCACGCGCACAACTGCTGAAAGAGTTGCTCCCCGGATTGAACGCTTTGTTCGGTATGGAGTATGCTCGTTACGGCGAAGAACACAAAGAGATCTACGAAACAGAGACCTCTGAGCGTTCATTCGAAGAAGAGACCAAGCTTTCTGGCTTCTCTGCCGCACCTGTCAAGAACGAGGGCTCAGCCATCGCTTACGACAATGCACAAGAAGCATGGTCAACTCGATACACACACGAAACCATTGCCTTGGGTTTCTCAATCACTGAAGAAGCGATTGAAGATAACTTGTACGACAGCTTGTCTGCTCGTTACACCAAGTCTTTGGCTCGTGCCATGGCTTACACCAAGCAAGTTAAGGCTGCTGCAGTCTTGAACAACGGCTTCTCAGCTAGCTACCCCGGTGGCGACGGCGTGTCTTTGTTCAATGCACAGCATCCTTTGATTTCTGGTGGCGTCAACAGCAACACTCCTTCTACACAAGCTGACTTGAACGAGACTTCTTTGGAAGCCGCCGTTATTCAAATCGCTGCTTGGACAGATGAGCGTGGTTTGCTGATCGCTGCTAAGCCTAAGAAGTTGATTGTTCCTCCAGCTTTGATGTTCACGGCTAAACGCCTGTTGGACACAGAGTTGCGTGTTGCTACAGCCGATAACGACATCAATGCTATCAAGCAGATGGGCGCAATCCCTGAAGGTTACACAGTCAATCACTTCTTGACTGACACAAACGCTTGGTTCTTGACAACTGACGTGCCTAACGGTCTGAAGCACTTCGTTCGTACACCGCTGCAAAACAGCATGGACGGCGACTTCGACACAGGTAACGTTCGTTACAAAGCCCGTGAGCGTTATAGCTTTGGCTGGTCTGATCCTCTCGGTATGTTTGGATCATCAGGTTCGACCTGATAAAAGTGAAGAGGGGGCCTTGTGCCCCCTTTTCTTTTGGTGTATATTGCATTCATTCCGGGGTTATCCGGTGCATTAGACAGTCCCGGCTGACGACATACAGACTAATGCACTTCACTTGTATGTAAGGACACATCATGGCAAATACCACGTTCTCCGGCCCAGTCATATCCAATAATGGCTTTATTACCGGGACAGCTTCTTTCCCCTCGTTGAAACCACCGCAGGCAATGTGTCTGAATCGTACGTTACGACTTCTGCTGCCACTGGCGATACACGTCTGTCTTATCAGCGTTTGACCTTTACCTCTACGGGTTCTGGCGAGACTATCCGTGCTTTAACCCGAGTAACGGGTGCTGGTGGCGCTACAGGCGGCACGATCAACGGTGCTCACATCTCCACTTCAATCAACACAGGCGGCACAATCTCTGGCGCGGCTAACGCTATCCGTGCAACTATTGGCGCTGCTGTTACCACCCCCGGCGGCACACTGGCTGCTTTGCAGTTGGATACTGACTTTGCTTCTGGCACAACTCTTGGTGCTGAAAGCGCTTTCATCCGCGTGACTGACTCTGGTGCTGGTACAGGCAAGATGACTCGTTTGATGAACGTTGGTACAGGTACAGGCTTATTCACTGCGGCTACTAGCTCAAGCACTTTGGCTGGTGGTCTCAGAGTTCGTATTGCCGGTGCTGACTACTTCTTGGTTGTTGCTAGCGCAGTAGCCTAATGCAGATTACCAAGGAATTCTTGGAGTCTGAGATTAGTGACCTTGAGACTGAAGCACAGAAGGCGCAAACCTTTTTGGTTCAATCTCAAGCCACAATCCAAGCGTACAAGATGCTTATTAACAGGCTAGAAGCCCCAGAACCGGAAACGGAGCAATCATCATGATGCAAACTGACATCCTAGCCAGTGCAATACGCACTGATGACGGAGTTGTAAATAACCAAGCGGGTAATGCCCTTGGCCGTGTACGTATTAAAGCCGTTTACATTGTCCCTGCCGCTAGTGCCGGTAGTGTAATTTTTAAAGATGGCGGTGCTTCTGGCACTACACGTATGACACTTAATACCGTAGGCTCTGTTACAGAGCCCACATACTTACTTCTCCCCGGCGAAGGCATTTTGTTTAGCACAAGTGTGTATGTAGACGTAACCTCAATTGGTTCCGTAATGGTGTTTTATGGCTAAGAGTCCAGCATGGCAGAGGAAAGAAGGCAAGAATCCCAAGGGCGGCTTGAATGCCAAGGGTCGCGCCTCCGCCAAAAAGCAAGGCATGAACTTGAAACCTCCCCAGCCAGAAGGCGGCTCCCGGCGAGACTCTTTCTGTGCGAGGATGGAAGGGATGAAAAAGAAATTGACGTCCCCAAAGACCGCCAAAGACCCAGACTCACGCATAAACAAATCACTTAGAGCTTGGAAGTGCTGACATGGAACTGATGATTTGGAACGTTGTTCTTTCCTTTGCATCAGCATTGCTGGTGTTCTGGGTAAAGGTGTCTCACGATGAAGTGAAACGCCTGAGTATTCTTTTAAGCAAAACTCGTGAAGAGAATGCTGAAAAATACGTTACCAAGGCTGACGTACACAATGACATCAACCGCGT